GGTCAGACTGTTATTGCTCAAACCCAAGATGCTATAGCTGAGGCTCTTAAAGTTGCAGGAATTACTGTTGTTGGTTATCGCTGGCAATGGCGAGTTAAAAATGCTGATACCAATTATTTTGTCCAACAAAATCAATCTTCTGCTGATCCACTTATTGTAACTGTAACAGTAAAAGATAAAGACGGTAATATATTAGACGAGCGCGAGTGGGATTATTCTTACTATATTTACGATTGGGAACAAAAATATGGTATGCATTGGTATGATCCGTTTATTTCAGGTGAAGACATTGATACAATTACACTTGAAGTAGAAGCATATGATGCAGGCTATTGGGCTGGTTACTATGGACCCGAATTTGGTTCTGCTGCGATTTACAGTATATTAGTTGTTGAACCTCTAGATCCTTGTAAGCAAATCCCTATTGTAGATCCTACCTGTGAAGGATTTATTGGTGAAGCTCCAGCAGAAGATCCAGCAGTAAAAGAATTAGTAATTATTGAGTCTACTGGATCTATCCCTTTATCGGAAGACGAGCTAGCGGTATTAGAGTCATTAGAAGAACCTGCAGCTATAATTGAAGAAGTACCAGTAGAAATCGCAGAAGCTCAACCTGAAGAAAAACAAACTTCAAATGTTGACGCTTTGTCTGTAGCTCAAAACGCAGAAGCTAATGCTTTAGCAGACGCTGCATCTACAATAGAAAATACTTTAGCAGCTACTGAGTTAGCAGCGTTGAGTGACATAAATCAATCTCAACAAACAAGCCAACAATCCCAACAACAATCTCAACAATCAATGCAAGAAGCTCAAAATTCTTCTCAGCAATCTCAACAACAGTCACTGACTAGTAGTGGAATGTCTGCTGATGGATCTATAGATCTAAATCAAACAATGCAAGCTCAGCTTTTAGAAAACAATGGAATGCAAGAAAATAAGATTCAAATTGATATCACTGTAGAATCTTTTGAAATAGCAGCGTTAGACAATGCAGTCAATGATGCGATTATGAATTTAATTAAGTTAGAACAAAACGTTATAAGAGAACAAACCGAAGAATCTAACCAAGAAGAAGAATTAGTTGAGCCAGTTTCAAACGAAGAAGAAGATGAATTAGTAGCTGCAGCATTAGCTGGCAGTGATGATGAAGATGCTCAAGCTGCATTACTAGGATACAATCCAAACTTTAGAGCGTATCAACAAGATCAAATAGCTGATGCAGACTTTTATAAACCTAAAGATATTTACGAAGGCCAGCAAAATTATGATAATCCTGCGGCACGTTTCTTTAATGGCGCTTCGGATAGTAAACATAACGAAATGGTAAGACAACAATACGAGAGGTGAACTATGGAACATATAGAACATTGCCATAAAATGGCACAAATGGCTAGCATTGCATATTTAAATGCAAAAGAAGCTAAGCCAAAGTTTGATAAACTTGGATATAAGAATCATCGCTTTATTAGCGATGATGGTGCACAAGTACATATTGTTTGGAATAAAAAAGAATTTGCTTTATGCTTTCGTGGCACTGAGCCTAGTCAATTTTCAGATATTAAAGCAGATCTAAATGCATTACCTGATAGAGCAAATAATGGTCAAGGGTTTGTACACAATGGATTCCAAGAAGAAGTGAATAAAGTATGGGATGAAATTGGAAAGCATATTCATCACGCTGATGGAAAACAATTATTCATTACGGGCCATTCATTAGGTGGTGCAATGTCAACGATCGCCGCTAGCAGGTTAGGTGATCAGGTGACATGCTTATACACATATGGATCCCCGCGCGCAGGCACGAGAAAATTTGTTAAATCAATTGCTTGCCCACACTATCGCCATGTAAACAATAACGATATTGTACCAAAAGTACCATTTGCATTTTTAGGTTACAGACACCACGGTACACTACGTTATATTAACTTTTACGGCAATGTTCGCAAGATGACTTATTGGCAAAGATTTAAAGATGGATGGCGTGGTCGCTTTACCGCATGGAAAAATAAAAAACCATTCGATGGCGCAAGAGATCACGGTATGGGTAACTATGTAAAATACACGGAGAAGAATAATGGATTTGATTGCTAGAATGTTTGGCGATACATTATGGATTTATACAGCTATTGCTGGATCACTCGTTGGTGCAGCATTTTTGGCATGGTTTCGAAATACGCATGCAGCACTTTACCTTATGTCAAAGGTTGATGCGTTTCTAGATTATTTAATTGATCGCTTTGGTTGGGATTGGTTACAAGACGATCCTGAAGCATGGCGGAAAAGGTATCCAAAGGTTACTAAAAAAATCGATGAAATCGAAAGGAGACTCGATGAACTGGATAAAAAGTAGACTCAAGGAGAGAACATCATGGGATGGAGCGGCATTGATTGCTCTAGGTCTTATGGTTTTATTTTTAGCACCATTAGCAAAGATTGCTGCAGGTATTGCAATTGCTTATGGCGCTTGGACAATTTGGAAGAAAGGATAATCAAATGGCAGCAAAAACACTCGAAGCTGGATCAAAGTATGCAGCATTAGACGCAGACGGTGATGGAGTAATTACCGATGAAGAAATGGCTCGTGCAAAAGAAATTGCAGAGTTTGAACATAAACAAAGATTGCGTGAAAACGAAGATAAAAAAGAAGATCAAATACGTGCTATGGCATGGTTTGCCCTTTGGGGTATGTTGTTGTATCCTATTCTTATTTTGGTTACTTCGTTCTTTGACGTAGGTGGAGCGGCCGACATTATTGGTGATATTGCACCAACATATTTTGTAGCTATTGCTGGTTTGGTTGCAGCATTCTTTGGTGCTCAAGCATATTCAAAAGGCAAAGGTTCTAGCTCGGATGATGATTATTAATGTACGAGTATAGAGCAAAAATTAATAGAGTCGTTGATGGCGATACTGTAGATGTAGATATTGATCTAGGTTTTGGTATCGTCCTTACCGACGAGCGAGTGCGTATCATGGGTATTGATACGCCTGAGTCGCGTACATCTGATAAAGTTGAAAAGCTTTTTGGATTAGCGTCAAAGTATAGATTACAAGAATTATTAGGCGAGTATGCAATTCTTAAAACTCAAGTAAGTAAAAACGGTGAGGATATGAAAGGTAAATTTGGTCGTATCCTTGGTGATTTTATTGTTGAAGAGTTTGAAGGTGATGAGCGTATGGTCACTGATGTTCTTATTGAAGAAGGACATGCTGTTGCTTATTTTGGTGGATCAAAAGACGTAATACAAATGAAGCATATGGCAAATAGAGAAAAACTTTTACGCGAAGAAATTGTTTCGCGTGAAGACTACGATAAAGAAGTAGCAAAGGCGAAGGAGTAATCGCATGGCAGAGTTCGAATTTGCGGGAATGACTTTCCGCGGTGGTAAAATGATGGTAGTCCTCACCGCACTTTCGACTCTAGCTGGAGGTGCATGGGCTGGATTTGAATTTTATAAAGACTATATGGATATGAGAGAAGTTGTTCAAAACATTGACGTAGATGCTATAGCAGCAGAAAACGCTCAAGTAATGTTAAAGATGGATGAACAAATGCTTCGTATTGAAGAAGCAATTGAATATACACGTGACATTAAATCTGATTTAAGAGCAGATGTATTGGAAATGGAAAAGCTTGTTGAAAGACTCGAAGATAAGACCGACGCATCTGAGGATAGAGTAAAGGATTCGCAAAACTCTATTGAGGCTACACTCGAGGGTGTGCGAAATGAAATGAATCAGGTTCAGAAAGATGTAACATCATCTATAAGAGAAGTTGAAGCTGTAATACGTGAATCTGAAAAAGATGTACGTAATACTATGAGAGAAACTGAAGACCGTATTGATGCTTCTATGAGACAACTTGATAAAGATATTCATGAGAAATTACAAGAGGCTTTGGATAATCCATTAAATGATTAAAAGAATAAAACATAAACTAAAGGAGCTATGGAACGTCGACAGTATGATTGACTTAATTGTCGACCTGCTTCTTATAGTTTTTGATGTTTTATATTCTCCTATACTAATATTAGTAAGATTGTTTAGACATTTCTTTAATGAATGGTTGGTAAACACTCTTAAAAGATTTTTAAAATGGTTTGCCCATAAAGTTTTAAGAATACCAGAAGTTAGGAAAGAAAATGATTGATCCAGTCAGCGCCATAGGAATGGCGACAGCGGCGTACAATGGCATTAAAAGTGCTATTGCTACAGGAAAAGAAATTTCAGAGATGGGTTCCACTCTTAATCAATGGGCTACATCTCTTTCAGACTTAGACTTTGCGCATAAGCAAGCTCAAGATCCTCCTTTTTTTAAGAAGGTTTTTGGTGCTAGTGAAATAGAACAAAATGCATTAGAAGTCTGGGGCCAAAAGCAAAAAGCAAAAGAAATGCGTGAAGAATTACGTAGCTATATTAGCTTATATTATGGCCCATCTGCATGGGACCAAATTGTTGCTATAGAAGGACAAATGCGTAAAGAACGTAAAGAAGCGATCTATGCAGCAGAAGAAAGAAAACAAGCTATAATAGAATGGCTTGTTGGAATTATAGCTGCATTGGTATCAGCAGCAATACTATTTGTTATATTCTATTTTATCGGAGTTAGTCAAGGAAAGTGGTAAAATGTGGATACTATTATGGATGCAATTAGGTGTTAATGGAATCAAATACTATCACGTTGATACGTTTGGCACAGAAAAAGAATGCGTAACTGAGCTAAGTAAAGCTAGTGTTATGGTATCAAATGAACGCGAAAATATGGCATGCTTATATGTTGAGCAATGAAAATAATACGGTATAAAAATAAATATATTGTATACGATAAAGGAGGCTATGTATTATGCATAACCTCTTACAAAAGAATAGCTTTATCTTTTATGAAGGATTAGGTTTTTCTTCTAACCAATTATAACAAACATAGTCTGTTGGATAAAATGGTTGAGCTGTTGGATCTTCTGGCATAGCTGTAAATTTACCAGAGGCTGCTGCTATTGCAATAGAATCGATACACTGTTTTTCTGTTGGAAAGATGTATGGTGCCATTGATACAAAGCAGTTGTTTAATTCAGCAACACCGGCTTGGCATATCAAAACTATTGCAATAAACATTTACTTATTCCTTTTTGCGTTTTTGGATCGTGCTTTACGCTTATTCGAACCAATTTTTCTGCGACCTTTAGGCGGTCTGTTTTTTCGAGGCCATGGCATAATCTTTTCTCACTTTCATTTTCTTTTGTTTTTCAATTTGGCGTTTTGTCTGAAGCCTTTCACGGGCTTCTTTTTCTTCTTTATAAGAGTGTACTTCTTTTTGAATTTTAGTTTCTTTTCGTCTTAACCTAGCTGCTATAGATCGTTTGAGTCGTTCTCCGCGTGATGGTCTATATACAATCGGTTCGTCTGTTTGAATATCTTCATTCATATCTTCACCTCTTATTTTAAGTTTTTGGTGGGAATACTAAAATACACATGATCATTTGTTCTCATATAGAATTTACGATCTTGTGGAACACGCCCACCTCCGTGTTTAGACAACCAGCTATCGTATAGACGAATACGAGATGTATCGTCTTTATTCACATCAAATACTATACGTTCGATTTCTGGATGTTTTTCTGCATGATGTTTTCCTATAGCTATAATAGTTCGAATGAACCGAATAGCGTAATAACCCTCCTGTCCAGTGAGCGAAAAATTTTCTTGTTGGCTTAATGCTGGATCACGAATCGCGCCATAGGCAACTTTTCTTTGAAGATCGTGATAAAGATTAAGCTCAATATTTCTACCGGTCGGTGTAACCCATGTATATTTCCATTCTTTCAATCTAGGTATTTTAACTTCAGTAAATTCTATCATATTACCATTTCCCTAGAGGACAAGTTGCCTTTGCTATTTTACGCTTAGCAGGCATAAAGCATTTGCATACTTTACAGATTTTTTTAACTTTATCATATTCGTCGCATACTCGACATTTATCATATCGTTGTGCAACTACTTTATTATTTACAAAAAATCTTTCAGTATTTAAAAACATAATTAATTAAACCATAAATGTAAAAGCGGACCGCTTATATCGTCACATGGGTCATCGACAAAATGGACGAACCATTCGTCTAAATCCATATGCTTCCTTTTTGTTGTTAAACTTAATCTTATTTCTATTTATAATAAATAAAAGGTTATGAAGCATATATTACTACTATCACTCATATTCTTAACTGCATGTAACATTTCTGAGGAGGTCCAAAATAACCCGGATTCTCCTGCTCACGTATTGCTAGCAACAAATTATCTAGGATACCATGAAGTAAAAGATCGTAAGTTATTACTCAATTACTTAGGTATAGATCCTTCTCGTATAGAATGGTGTGCAGCATTTACAAATAGCATACTAAACGAAGCTGGTTATGCAGGATCTGAAAGTGTAAGCAATGTTCCTCTTATGGCTCGTAGTTTTTTAACTTGGGGCACTCGAGTAAAAGAACCTAAGATAGGTGATGTTGTTATATTCTCGAGAGGTGATGATGGTTGGCAAGGACACGTAGGATTTTACGTAAAGAATGTAACAAAAAATGGTAAAGAATATTACTTAATGCTTGGCGGTAACCAAGGCGATGAAGTTTCTTTTTTAGAATATCCAGTAAGTAAAGTATTAGGAATAAGAAGACTTAATCCTGATTTACACACACTGAATCCTCTCCATTTACAAGATCAGTCTCAAGTATTAACTGCGCAGTTGAACAATCCCAGCGAGTTTGATAACTATCATATTGAGTATATTTTAACTCACCTTGAACAAGACTTATAACAAACAAAACCCACATTATTCTTTCACTTCAATTCTCATACAGATTGCTTGAAAGTTAGGTGGAAAGTGTCCATGCTGACCTCCAACATCAAAACTTAATTGTTCTCGAGCAGTAAAGCATTCCATATGCGTTTCAAATACACCATTGCCAACAGTCATAATTTGACCATCCCAATAAGTAACTAATATTAATAACCAAGCCATAGCTTATCTCCTTTTAATATTCAGTGGGGAGACTTTCCGCGGTGCCTCCCCACCTATCTTCTCTGTACACCGGAAGACCGTGCCTCATAACGTGCTGAGGGTCACACACCATTCCAAAGACTGCAGATCGTTGGGTGGATTTTAACTGGCGTCCCCTGTAGGATTCGAACCCACGGCCTAGTGCTTAGAAGGCACTTGCTCTATCCTGCTGAGCTAAGGAGACAAATTTTCAAATTCTTTTTCATCTCTTAATGTTTTTAGCATTTGTTCATAAGTAAAGAATAGTTGCTCGAACTTCCATTCATAGAGTTGTTGCATACCCATAAGAGCATTAGTTATTTCATCAATAGTTGGTTCACGTTCACCATCACAAATCTGCGTATAAGCAGTTTTGAGATCATTGCAAATAGCCCAACAATCCATAATTTTTTCTTCTAAGTCATATGGTTTAGTCATTATTATTACCTTATTTAACAAAGGTTGAGGTATATGTTTGGCCGTCTACTTTAAACGTAATTGTTGTATGACTATAGATCGTACGTTCTTCTCGTGTGTATCGAGTTACGTTAGTACACTTACGCTGAGTAGTTGGTTGTGTATTACGATTTCTTTTAGCGTTATCTTCTGCACCAGCAATACCACCAAGGATTGCACCAATTGCAGCGCCATCATCATTACCCGTTAAACCTTTACCAAGTATTCCACCAATAATCATGCCGGCTAAAGCATCTGCACCAGCAGAACCTTGATTGTTATGCACTTGTACATTAACACATTCTTGAGTAGTATATGGTACGTCTTCATAAACAGTACGATAAACATCTTCTATGTAAGCGTTAATTCTTTCAGCTGATGCTGTACTTGCGGTAAGTGCAACCGCCATTGCTATAGGGAGTTTCATGTCTTTCTCCTTGCGATATTCTCAGCAGTCTTTTTCCAAGTCTGCCATTGATTTTCTACGTCATAACGATGCGTAACATTCCATTGACTAGACAATGAAGAATATAGCTGTATAGCTTTCTTTTTATTACTGATATTTTGTACAAGGCGAAGCTGAGTATCACCTATGTTAAGTTCTTCAAGAATGTCGTATTCAATATTAAACATTTTGACGAGCCTTTGCGAAACGTAGGATTTGATGGTCTAGTTCAGTTAGACCTTTGAAAGAAGCCTTTTCAGCAAGATGTTCTCCAACACGAGCATATGCATTCGATAGCATATCATTTTTTTCAGTTGCGGCCATAGTCATCATAGTACGACCAAAGTTTGCAATTGTATATTGAGCTGGAGTCATGCAATGTGGATCTAACATATTGTACCTTTCACTAGTTATATATCTAATCTAATACTTTTTTCACAAATGTCAATAGCTATTCTTCACTTTTTTCACTTTTTTCTTCTTTTATTTCAGAAATAGTTTTGTTGAGGGAGAGCACTTCCCCCTCAAGCTGAGCGATCTTTTGCTTTAAAGCATTATTTTGATTCCACATATTCTGATCCATGGATTGCACTTCAGTATAAACTAAGTACACTATAGCTCCAATAACAGCTATTGTCACTCCAATTGCGTAAAAAACAAATTCCATTAGCAATCTCCACTAGCATCCCAGACCCATTTAGTGTATTTATATTTTGGACCAAAGATTACTACATCATCGTCACCAACTTCAGTAAAGACTCTATCGTCGTAGTCTTTGTGGATATATGCAGGCCCACCCCAGATACGACGAGCTCTTACATATTCATCACCTCTGAATCCTACATAGTGTACAGTTCGCATATTAAACTCCTTACTGAATACGCCCTTAGTATCTCCAATCTCTTCGCACGGCCTTATTGACGTTGCCGCTCTGATTTGACCGAAACTAATTAACAGTGCTTTTAGGTGGCCTGCCCTCTGCACGGACGTATCCAGAAAAGAGTCTATTGACTCTCTGACATTTTCTTATATTCCTCCTGCCAAATCTTATTAGTATCTGCAGCGCCTTTATTAGCACCAACCATCCAACCCATAAGGAAAGATAACGCACACATTAAGAAAATTTCAATTACCATAAACATTCCAATTGTCATATTAGACTCCTATTCTATAATTTCTAAACCAGTGAACTCTTCTTGAGTCCAACCACGAGCTTCTGCATGGGCATCAATCATGGCTTTATAATCTATCTGTGGCCACATGCCTTCTTTCTGAGCCCACTTCTTCATATCTGATTGAACCATTGATGATTGCTCACCTTGCATAGTATATGGTTCAATACGACGCTGTTCTTCTTCTACAAAGATTTGATCTGCTAACCATTGACGTTTCATTACACTACCTCCGCTACACAATTAGGAACTTTACCTTCACGATTTTGACCAAGAATACCAGTGATTAGATCTTCACGGTTGTACTCTAAATTGATAGTACGGATAGTACCCCACTTCCACAGACCACGATCGTCAACCTCATTATAAAGTTGCTTATGACGAATGTCTGCTTCTTTAGCACATTCAAACAATTCGATTACAAAATCGCCTTTAGCGTTATTTGCTTGTACTTGCCACTTCATTATGCTACTCCTTCTAGGTTGTCAGCTAAAACGTCAAAACATTCGATGATATATTCAGAAGCATAAAACATGCGAAGATCCATGAACATATCAGATTCAACAAAGTTCCAATTGATTTCACCACTTTCAATGTTTTCGTTATTTTCAACAGCGCGTTTAAAAGATTCGATAACATCGTTGTGGATCATTGAGCCATTTGGTAGTAACATATTGATTCTCCGTTATTCCTTATATATCTAATATAAGTCTTTTAACAGCAAATGTCAATAGTTTTTTGAAAAAAAGTTTGCTTTAAAAACAATTAGTTGTGATTTTTTTTCAAGTTTTTTACGTGACGGCTGTGTATTTTACAACCTATAAACTCGTTATAGTAGTCGTCTGACAATAAAACTTCTCTATCAAATTGTTCTTTAGCTTCGAGATAACTCATTTCACCTTTAGTATTACATAGGTGGATTATCTCACGGTGAAAGTTGGATGGGCCTTTTTCTTCTACAAGCATTTTAACTTCTTCAGAAGATCCATAATAGTCCATCCAATCGCTTTCAAGTATTTTAGTACGTCTACGCTTTTGACCCTTTAAGGGAGGGAGCTTACGAGTAGACTTAAATAGTTTTTTACCAATATATTTTTTATTATTGCTCAAATCAGTAATACAATAAACATAACCAACATAATCACAGATCATATCACTGGTGAACTCAGTGTCACCATAATACCACATTAATCCCAGTCATCATCCTCATAGATATCGTCAAGCTCGTCCTCTTCATTTTCATATAGTTCTTCACCACAAAATGGGCAAAAGACAACTTCATCGTCTTCGTCTTCTGTTGTTACTGTAAACTCAGTATCGCAAAACAAACACTGATCTTCATGCCTTAAACCCATTAATGTTTCTCCTTATACAGATCTTGTTTTATAATAAGAACGATATATCTCAAATAGTTCTACTTGATCTAACGCTTCTTGGATTATATATTCATCACGCTTATGTGACTTTTCAGCAATAATCATTGCCTCCTCTTTACGAGGAGACATTCCAATAAGCTCACCTTCTTTATTACGTGTAATCCACATTTTAGAAAGTGATTTCGCATGCACCACCGACACACGCAGCAGAGCCAATAGTATCTACATCTGTAAACTTTTTAGTTTCAAGTTGAGCCGCAAAGTCAATTGGTTGAATGTTTTGCTGAATCTTTGTCCATTTGTGCAATAGGAACACGTCTTTCAAACAATATTCTGCATCTTTCATATCACCCATAAAGTAGTTGTCTGCAAACTTTTTGAAACGACGAATCCACTCAGCACGTAGATCAGAAATTTCTCCACGATATTCTTCAGGCATTTGAGCAACTGATGTAGCTTCCCACAGATCGTTAAAGCCTTTACGAGTATCTACAATCAAACCAGCAGCAAACAATGCAGCTTTACCATATTTATTTACGATTTGATCTTCAGTCAATACTTCGGTCATAGGTGCTTGGTTGAAATCTTTATCACCAGATCCACCAAGGAATGAGATACCAGCATAATAACCACGATTTTCATAAACGTAATCTTCTACTTCTTTCCACTGATGGTCTTGTACTGTAACAGTATTTGACACATTATGGCGTAGTTTTGGATGAGCACAACGCTTTTCACTTGTACCCGCTTCTACCCAGTTTTGCTGAACTAGCTTAACTTTTTCGAGAAGATTTTTACCATATAGTTCTTCACGATATAGAGAACCTTCAGGCGAAATAATTGGGAATCCAACAACATAGTCAGTTTTACCCGCAGACCATACTGACTCTTCAACCATATATGGATTTGTTTCTGCAATAAGCTGAGCTACTTCAGATTCTTTGTTTAGCTGTACATGGCGAATATAGCGAGGGCTATGCTCGGCATGAATACCGCTAGCAGTTTGTAATAATACTGAAGCGTTTCCAGATGGTTTGACGCAAGTTGTTCTGGCCGCTGGATTGATTCCAATGAGCTTTGCAACGGTTTCATTAATTTGTTTGACAATCTTAGCTCCTTCACGCTGGATATTTTCATCGAGTAGTACATCGGGATTATTCATCCAACCAGTAATAGATACACCTAACAAGGCTTCACGCTCAAAGATACGCTTCGAAGCTTCAGTGATATAGTTAAAGTTAGTGTAACCAGCCTGCAGTGTACCCATAATAGAAGCAGCACGACATGCTTTAAAGAACTCTTCTTTTGTAGTACACTTACCACCATTGATTTCAGTAAGGTTGCAACCCTGCCAACCAGACTCACCGTCGATCTGTGGATACATTCCAATCTCAACACATGGGTTAGTTGTGAAGTCTTTATCTTCTACAAAATAAAATCCTGGTTCACCAAACTCTTTAATAGAAGTCATAAGCTTTGAAAAATCTTCTTTTGAAATCTCATTACGTACAATCACTGCTGAGTTATTTGAACGACCGCGTTGTGGGTTATCAATAAACCAGTTTCCAGTTTTTGCTTTCATCATTTCTTCATCATCATGGCTAAACAAGCAAATAGTAGCAGAACGACGTACACCACCTGACAATACAGCATCAGCAGCGTGCATTGCAATATCATAGACTTCAACGGGCTTTAGTGCCGTGCGGCCTGACAAAACAATACCTTGTAGCATATGTTCAATCTTATCAAGTGCACGACGTAGTGGTTCTGGTCCTGGCGCTTTAAATCCACCAGAAATCATAGCACCTTTTGGTCGAATTTGAGACAAGTCAAAGTATACTTTACGACCTTCAAAGTCCGGATGAGTTCCACCACCTACAAAGTATGACGACATAAGAACAGCAAGAGAGTCAGCCCATCCTTCAATAGAATCTTCTACAATATAACCTTTTGCTTGCTTCTTACGTTCTTGTAAGTTTGGCATTTTTTCAACATGATGTTTTTGTACAGAAAATCCTGCACCAGCACCACACAATAGAATATAGAACACTTCACCAAAGAAAGCCGCACGGTCAGCGTATGTTGACGTACAGTTATACATTTTCATTTGTTGCTTAAGTAATTGTTCACCACCAAACTGCAAAGCACGTTGAGCACCTAAAGCATATTTTAATTTATAAAGAGACTCGGCTTCGTCAATCAATTGAGAAAGCTTTGGAGTCATTTGATCTTTGTAATACTCGCGGTGCATATCCATTACGCGAGTTACAGCTTCTTCCCAGGTTTCGTATCTTCCTTTGTCTTCATCCCATCTAGAATATCCTTCATAGAATTTAGTTTCAGACATTAATACGCGCGTATCTCTATCTTGGTTATTGGGAACTACTTTAAGCATTCGTACCTCTTATTGTTATGTGTTAATGTATTGATTGGTGAGTGGGCAGATTTGTGCAATTGCTTTGGCTACTTCTTGGGCTAACTCCATATGTTCTTTTTGTGTTCCATTTGCAGAGCGTAGTTCAATATAATGAATCCAACTACGAATTGTTCCATTTACATACAAACGAGATACAGTATTACCTTCTGGTAAGATTGCTCTTGCTTGCTCTTTAGCAATTCCTCTTTCAATTGCTTCACTATAAATTCTTTTTACTTGGTCAATGACTAAGGTTTGTTGAGCATTCCACCATGCAGTAAGTTCATTATCATCATGCTCAATACTATTCTGACGATTTTTTTCATCTTGTAAACGAGCTTCTCTTACCACAAAATTATCATCAAGATCTCGGATGTCAGCATACCGTTGAGAAAATTCTTGAAAAGAAAATGAACGGTGTCTTAAAAGTTGTCGCGCAATGTCACGAGTTGTTTCGATTTCGATGCAAGCACTAGCCATTTCAAATGGTGACCAATGTTTATGTTTAATTAAATAGTCAAGTAATTTAGATGTAGTCTTTGTATTATTTTGATTAGCTGGATTTGAAACTCGTGCACAGTAAGCAACTAAATCTTGTATATTATCTAGGCCTCCTGCTGCAAGTTCTCCACCATAAATTCTATTCGTTGGCTGGCTATACGAAACTAGTCGCGCTTTCATTAACATTTTCTCCAATAACTTAACTTCAATTTACCTTCAAGACCCGAATATATATTCGAATCAATAATTGCTTGTGGATCAAGGCCGGATACAAACATATCATTTATATCTTTGTCAATAATTGACTCAGGCCATATCACCACTTTATTTCCACGTTCAAGTACACGTTCCATACGTTTTACGATTTCACCATTGCGCGGTTCATTATCAAATACGTACACTGCATTCTCAATATTTTCTAAACCCTTTGAGTTACCATCAGCACCAGCCATAGCAACAGCATTACGAATAAACAGACTATCAATTGGACCTTCTACAACGTAGTATTGTTTGTGAAAGTCTATTTCATTAAGTCCAAAAATTTTAGGCTTATCCTCGTCAATCATAATAGTAAGATAGCGAAGACTATTCGGATCGAAGGCTCGTCCAGTAAATCCAAACATATTACCTTTCTCATCGATAAAGGGAAGAACCAGCCGCGGCTCATCTTTAGACGAGAGTTTGTTTGGGATTATAGAATTTACCCAGTCATTAAATTTAGAAGCATAATATAATTTATAATGCGCGTTCGTAGGAATCTGCCGTTTTTGCAAATATTTTTTTACGGGATGATTTTGTTTCAATGATGAAACTTTTTTAATTTTAAGAAGTGGTGACTTACCTTTTTGAAACGCTGGCTTTTTCATAGTAAGCTTATCAAGCGGTTTGATTGGCTTAGGATTTAATAGATCACGCTCAATCTTTGAGTCAATAACATATTCATTATAAAGAGAAGGATCTATTGTTTGTAAGAACCTATCAAACTTAAGTGATACACCACAATTGTGGCAATAATAAAATGCTTTATTGTCTTTATCGAGGATCCAACCTCGTGCTTTTACTTTTGATTTTTGAGAATCTCCACAAATAGGACATCTCAAATTAGCCTTATATGGACTATAAGACTTAATCGCAAATCGATCTAAACGGGTACTGAGAATACCCGCATACTTCATGTCTATATGATTCATATTTACCTCGGTATAGTAATATTATGATTATACCATAACGAGTGTGTTTGTACACCGTTTTATGTCATAAAGAACATTTTTACAAAAGCTACTGCGATTGCACCTATGATAATCCAGGTAAGCTTTACAATGTTAGCAGTTACTCTTGAATTTTCTTTTACCTCGTCATTAAGCAAGTCTAGCTTTTCTGAGTGTCTATTAATACGATCAACAAGATTAGCACGATCCGCTTCTAAAGAGTACAGCTTTTCTTCAGTGCGAGCTAATGATATCATCATGTCTGCCATCTTATCGATCTTTTGTTCCATGCGATCTAAACGATCGGCTACGTTTTCTAGATCCATTACTCTACTCTTTCTTTGTTTGCGTCGTCTATAGCATCGTTTACTTCTTTATAGTAATTTTCGTATGCTAAAATAATTTTTTGTTGTTGTTGCACCATAGCGCGGATATCACTAAAATTCAATCCTAGGTTTTCATACCCTTCACCGGTCAAAACAAATAGTCCAAATGGTTTACCATCGCTGATTAGCTTAGCTAGCTTTTCATCTATATTATCAGCATTAAGTATAGTCCATTCAACTTTACGCATATTTAATTGATCAACTGGAGGTAATACTAACTCCGGTTTCTTTACAGGTTTTGCACTAACCTCAATCTGTTGTACTTGAGGTGAGCATGCCGCGAGACTTATAATCATCGTAAAGCCAAGGGCACTCTTTGTTAAAAGTGACGTCATCTTTTGCATTCTTTTCAATCTCCGTTAGCTCAGCGCCTGATAATAATTCAAAACATCTTCCAGCATTTATAGTTCCTCGATTCACTGCTCTTTCAATTGATTCGGGCTTTTCAGCCGCAAGTAATCCTAAATCCATATCTGCTAGTTTTTCAGATAATCTATTATTTTGTCTTCGTATTTCCGCATATGCTGCGTTAATTTTTTTATTCTCTTCAGCTATAGCCGCATAATCTTGTTGCATACTCTTTAGGGCTTCCTCATTGGTAGCCACAGCCATTTCAAGTTTTGCGTTATTTTCTGTTAATATGGCTATAGTCTTCTGTGTGTCGGTGTAATACCAATAACCAATTCCACCCATAGTCATTATAATAATAAAAAGAACTGCCGAAAGTTTCATAGTATATCACGTAACCTTTTCTTTGGTGCGTCCTTTTTATTTCTATCTTTATATTTTTTCATCATCTTTGGCGTAAAGCCAACTTCACCATCTGGTCCATAACCAATACCGGCAACTTTACCAGAACCTACTGAGTTTGCAATCTCTTCACCAAATTCAGCTTCAAACTTTTCATTTATATCTAAGCTTTCGGCAATATCAATATATTCTAATAATGCTTCTTCCGTAATTATATCAACACCTTTTTGCTGGTGTTCCTTAATTAACCATAGAGCTGCAGCATAAGAACCAACACGAGTTTGTCCGGCTGGTAACTTTTCAAGTAACTTCTTTAATTTAAGAACAAGCAAATCAAACTTACCAAAGGCTGCACGCTCTTTCGTAGTTTTATTGCGCTCTGTTTTCTTTTTTAGAATATTTCCACGTTCATCAATAATACCAAGATCATATGCTTCCCACTCATTAAATGGTGTAGCTAATCTCTTAATAAATTCATAAACGAGAAATAAGTCAAAAGCACCTGATGCCATTAGATTTTCCTTAGCTCTTCAATAATAATTGGATCAGAAGGTATCATACTTGAAT